AAACAACAAAAGCTAGTTACAAAAGGAATTCAAGATGAATATGAAGCTAAACTGTCTGCTATTCGTAGCTACTATAAGTCTACTAGCGTGTGGAACAACCCCAGTAGCAGTAAAGTGTCAGGACTTTCCGCAGCCCCCACAGTCGCTGATGTTGCAACCGCCTACAATGTTCTTGCTGGACAATGTGCAGAGACCACAGCCCAAGTAGTAGAATTACAAAAATGGATTAACGAACAGATTGGTATCAAATAAGTCAAGACGGCACGAGGGCATTCAAGAACCTAGTGATTTTCCGTCTTTCTAACTAGGGCATCAACGAATTGGCAGGCGAGTTTGTAACCCCTCACCAATAAAAAAGAGGCTACCGAAGTAGCCCCATAAAGTACAACTACCGAGAAATTATTACTATTCTGCAGGAGTCTTTGTAGGAGTCTCTGCAGGAGTTTCTTCAGGCTTGGGTAACTGAGGAGTTACAACCTGATGAATACCTTGAATAATGTTATTAGAATACATATAAGGTACTTGGGATAAAGCATTTAGTAAATTGTTTACTTGATCTAATGTAAATGTAATGTTCATATTCTTCCTTAAAGTGTTGGTTCTGGATAATTAGCTGGATTACCTTCAGGCTGTAGCTCTCTAAAGAAAGCTGTAGTCTGTAGTTCTAATAATTTATCATTAAGAGGCTGTACTATCTTAATTAAATCTTGAACTAGTAACATCTGTTGAACAGGGTCTAAGTCATATACACTAGTTCCTGCGTCTTTACAACGACTAAACACTGCAGGCATCATTTGATCTGCTGTATTCAATACTTCTTCAAGTCGTTTTAATCCTGCAAATACTGTATTTAAATCAATCATATCTTTCCTTAATTAGGTGAGGTACTCGTTTCTTTACACTTTCCCTCGTAACTTATTTAACTGGACATACTCCACCAGCACATTCTAGATCACCTTCAAAGGAAGCATCTTCCACTTTGGTAATCAACTTTGTACTAGCAACCAGTGCATCAAAAGCTTCTTTAGTAATTTCTTCTAATGGGGCTTGTTGAAAGCCATGCTCATTATGAAGCAAGAACGAAAGTGACTTATGATTGTTCTTGTAATTCTTAGCCAAGTACTTCTTAATCTCTGGCAACTCTTCTTTACGATAATACACAGTACAGCTAACACTATTGTCTGACCATTCAGCTTGTAACCACTTAACTACTTCTAATTGGTCAATAGCAGTCATCTCCGCAGCAATCTTAGTACCTTCAGGATAAGCAAATGGAAAAGAAACTACCATTGTGCTGTGGTCATCAGTACCATCAAAGTTACGTTGAAACTCTACAGGGTATCCATGCTCACGACATACTTGCACTAAACTATGATCTGCAGCAATACGAATACGTCTAATCATATAGTGGCTGTAAGCAGGATGGCAACCTGAAGTTACACCTGGTAAAAGCGACAGTGTACCACTAGGCTTAACCGTTGTCAACTTAATAGATTCAGGGAAGCCATGCTTAGCAGAATACTCTTTATCAAAAGCACGTAGCTCTACATAGGCATCATTTAACCAGCTACGTTGTACAGCAGAAGCCTGTAAAACACCAGTAACCCCAATACCCATACGCATATTCTTATGAACGACATCGGCTGTTTCCTGCAGATGGCAAGGCAAAGACAGGCTATGCTTATTAATGCGATATAGTAACTTACAGACATCAATGAATTCTTTCTTAGATTCAATGTTAGATAGATAAACTTCAGCTAAACAACAGGTCTCATAAGGAGCCAAAGACTGCTCAGCACAAGGGTTATAACCTTGAACGTCAGGATCAGGATAATTAGTATCGCCCAACCTGCCGATCTTGCGAGAAAGACGAAGGTTGATAAGACCATAAGGCTCCCCTTTTCCTTCATAGCCGTCCCAGAAGTATTCATGCAAATCTTTAATATCGTTACACACCACGCTATTATTAGACATAGCTCTCCAAGAAGGGATATTTCCCATATCCCAACGTTTAGCAAGAAGGTACTCAACATCGTCTGCATCTCCAATAGCAATCTGTGCTGATCTACGTACATTACCTGCTACGACGATTGCACCAATAATATTCATAATGTCCAGGCAGTCAATAGGACGTAGCTTCTTACCTGCACGTTTCTCTAGGATGGTACTTACCTTAGCAATACCCTCGCAAAGGTCTTCAGGGCCTGATGCAGTGCCTCCAAATCCCTTGATGACAGCACCACGACCACGTACAAGGACAGTACTATAGGTAAAAGTAGGTTCTTTAACACTTAGAAAGGCCGCCTTGAGCGTCTTCCCGAGGAGCGAGACCCACCCTTCCCTTGAATCAGGAACAATAAAGTCCGCATCAGCAGTATCCAAACGAGTAGGGGCAATAAAATTAGGATTGACTTCAGGAAGTTTGTCAACGTTTTTCCTTTGAATGTTATAACCAACGCCAGAACCTAACATAAGTAAGTCCATAGCCCAGGTAAAGGGACGAACAGGTTCATCAATTACAGTGAAGGCACAGTTCTGTAATGAAGCTAAACCTAGCTTGCCTACAGTGTCTGTCCCTAGCTGCCAAAGGAAACGACCTGCTACAGTTCCTTTGAGTTCTGTTAAATACTTTCGTAAACGTTCTTGCTCTGCTTCTGTAAAGTTACAACCTAATTGAGTGTTTGTTGCTTTAATAACTCTTTCTACTGTCTGTGGAAACTCTTCTGTCTTGCTAGTAATGTCTGCCTCGTCTAAGCGACGTGCATAAGTTCTTTTGTAGGTAATATATCCTACTGTGCTAAACGGTGTGTTGTACATCTTTATCCTTAGTGTCGTGTGTTTTTCTTATACTTTTCTGCCATCATTGCATCTGCCATTTTATAGCAAAACTCTGCCATAAACTCACAGTACTCATTGTCATCAGTCGCAGGCACACCTGCTGCAGAGATTGCCCCTGATAATACTGAGGTAGCAAAGAAATCTCGTAGACCAGGAATCTCGTCTTTGATAGGCTCTCCCATATCATGTAACGGCTTTTTAGTTGTCATCGTCGTCCTTTAGTAGTTGTTCTAATACATCTGCTTTATCTTCTATTACATCTAGAAATCTTTCACAGATATCCTCAGTAGTTAAACCAAGAATATCTGTCACATCCATTTCGTCTAATTGCTTCAGACGATAGATTATATCACTTAGAGTCAAGCTCATCAATCATCCTTTGGATATACCACACTGCTTTCTTTAAATCTTCTGCACCGTTCTTGTGTCTCCATCGCCATAGATACTTAATAGCGTTGCCTGTACACATTGCTTCCATACCATCTAAATGCTTTACTACTCCTTCAATAGCATCAATACATTCAATATTTCCTTGAGTGTAGTGGTCAGGAGAGTTCACCATATCCTTTGTAGCACCTGGAGGATAGTACGAATCAGAAGGCCCTACACCATAAAGAGTATCGTGCCTATACTGAGTTAAAGAACAAGGAACACAAATCGTATGGTAATCACCATGTGTGCTGCAATATGCCATTATGATAGCCCTTTTACTTCAACGGATGGTTTGACTGCTTTTGTACCCTGAGACCAGCTTCCGCAATCGCTGCACTGATACCGTTGATACCTTCCAGTAGCCGAGATAGCAGTGCCACGCTTTTGTAATCTATTCCCAGAACAGGTGGGGCACACACGATTATCGGTATAAAGATTATGATTAGGATGAGATTTGATCCATGGAAGAAGACGGCAATAAAGAGATTCAAGCAAAACGACATCTTGAATATTATACGATTCCATACGTTTCCAAGCATCTTTGTCTCCATTCATGCACTTGACCCATAGGTCATGTCCTTCGTGTTCTTGCTTTTTACCTAGTCCTAAACGCTGAGCTACGTAGTCCAACTTATTGCTAGGAAAACGGAACTGGCTACGAGCAACACGGAGAAGATCAATCTGTTTATAAGGCGATGGTGGAGCATAATTATGTAGTAAGAATTCCTTGTTAAGAGTAGGAATATCAAACTTAGTACCATTATAATGAATGACTGCATCTGCATCATTGAGGAGGTCATAGATTCCCTTCAGCATCTTTTTAGGTTTAGATTGGTGTACAGAATCAAATATGATTTCATCTTCACCGAGCCACTTAGCAGCCCAACAAAGTACATACGAAGATTCCATTAGTTGATTGATTCCAACATTCTGTTGCCATAAGCCCCAGACGTGTGCCACATTAGGCGATGACTCTATATCAAGTAATAGAATTTTCATTTAGTTTTTCCCTGTTTTTTAGCTTTTTTGCTTTTTACAGGGAAACTTGGAACTTTAGCGACATTAGCACAGCTTTCTAAGCAGTCAATATCACCGCATGGTGTCTTACAAGCATAGATTTCTTTCCAGGCTTTGTCCGCATCTTCTTTGTCAGCTTTTTTAGTTAAACCATTTAACACCTGCTCACGAAGTGCTTTCATCTCTGCTGTGGCATATTCATTTAATTGGAATACTTGACAATATGTATCCATCAACTTAGAACAA